GTCAATGGGGCGAAGATCAAGGTTGATCTTGACCTCGTGGTATTGAAGAGCGATCAAGGGAAGGGCAAGACCGGGGTTGGTGCAGTACCAGAACTGAAGAGGAATGTAAAGGGTGGTCTCGGGAAGGGCGTTGCGAGGAGCGCACACCTGACGGGGAGCGTTGGCATCACAAGGTCCATCGACATCGGCGAATGCAGGGTCAGTGATGAAAGTAAGACCAGTGGTGTTACCGATCATCTTGAAATAAGCAGACTCCTGGGCGCTGGCCAAGGTGAGTTGGTTCCAGATGTGCATCCAGTCGCCATATTGACGGTCGATGCGCTGGCCTCCAATCTCGACCTCCACTTGGGAGATGAGCTGCTCTCCGGGGAAATCCAACCAGCGGGCATACACCTTCTGGACAGCTTGGGTTCCCATAGATTGGTTGATCTCGGGAAGAGTTACCTGAAGGTAGGTGCGATAGGCAAGATCACCATTGCGGCTGATAGTGCAGGTCACACGGCGGCCGAAATCGGCCTGTCCGTTGAAAGTCTGCTCAATAGACTCAATGGAGAAGTTGGTATATCTGCGGTAAGTTACCTTCCAGAAAGTGATCTGAGGATTTCCAGTCAAATAGACATCTTGAGCGCCGTAGGCTACGAGTTGCATAAGTCCGCCTCCCATGGTTATACTATCAGTAAAGAAAAAAAAATCCGTAGCTTACGCTAAATTACTTTTTATTTATCACTAAGTTTGTTTGAACAAACGTATCTAGGAAACTTTCGCTAAAAACTTCTTTCCTCCCATCGTGTCGTTTTGTAAAGATGTATTTGTTTTTTTGTTTTGTAACAGTCCAACCTTCATTAATTGCGTTATATAAGAAGTTCATTTTTGTGAAAGTTTTTTTGTCTAGTTGATTGTAGGTTGCTATAGAGTAAGATATGTCCATTTATATAAACCGAATAACAATAATTAATAGAAATACTGTATTATTTCGAGTTATCTAAATATTCCATTAACTATTTGAGTAAAATAATAAATAAAGTGATGTTGAGTATTAATGTAATAATCAGCAATCTTCTTTCTTTAAAGTTTTTATGCCAGCATTTAAACCGAAAACAACAAAGAAAATTATCGTAGATCAAAAAAGCACCGTAACCTTGGATGGAAAACATAGTGAGTACTTGGATGATTTTGAGAAGGATAACGAAACTGTAGAAAAGTTGATGGAAGAAAAATCTGAACTGCGAGAAAAGCTTAATAGGCACAATGTTCCAAAAAGTGGATCGAAACTACAACAGCATCTAGAAAGAAAAGACAGATATCAGGAGGTTACATCTAAAGTAAACAAGTTGAAAAAGAGAAGGGTCAATTATCTTTTGGATAATTCAAAGTACGTATTTAGTTATTTTGAAAACAAAAAGAACATATCCGAAGGTGATACTGACAGCAAGAATGTTGAAAGACTGAATAGCTTTTTCAAAATAACGAGTGACGAAGAAGAGACAAAAAATACTGCTGAGAAAACAAATACAAATATCATTAAAGAGTATTTGTCAAACGTCGACAACGCATTTCTTGATGTAAATAAGTTTGTGTATGCAACAGATGTCTGCCAAGAGTGTTATAAGGGTGAACTTGTTCCAATAGAAGATGAAGGTGTTATGATTTGTAATAAGTGTCATACCGGTGTTAGGTATTTGGTAGAGAATGACAAACCTTCCTATAAGGAACCACCTAAAGAAGTATGTTTTTATGCTTACAAGAAAATTAATCACTTTAAAGAGATATTATCTCAGTTTCAAGGAAAAGAGACAACCCAAATACCCGAACCAGTGATTAATGATTTACAAATGCAGATCAAAAAGGAACGCATTGACTTATCAGATCTTACATATTATAAATGTAAAGATCTACTCAAAAAGCTTGGATACAATAAATATTACGAACACATTAATTTTATCAAAAACAAGTTAGGTATTAAACCCGTTGTGATAAGTCAAGAATTAGAAGAGATATTATGTAACTTTTTTATGGAAATCCAGTATCCTTACGCAAAGCACTGTCCCGATTATAGGGTAAACTTTTTGCATTACTATTACGTATTATACAAGTTGTTTGAGTTATTAGACCAAACAAACTTTTTAGTTCATATTCCTATGTTGAAAGATCGGGAAAAGCTTATTGAGCAAGATACAATTTGGAAAAAGATTTGTTGTGAACTTGACTGGGAGTTCATGGCAACTATTTAAGATTTATTGATGACATTTAGATGATACTGTTACTAAATGTCAACTTACTAAATGTATTGGTTGTTTCTACGTTATGTTGGTTGTTTCTACGTTAGGTTGATGGGTATAAATTATTGCGTATTGTTAAATTATAGACCTCCCGGGAAACCTACAAGATTAGCACCAATACCGAAACCAGCACCAGAACGACTAGTCACGCCCATGGTAGGAATGTAGGTATCCAAAATGCTGAAGGTGGCTGCGGCAGTAAGAGCTAAAAGTGCAATCTCTTCCATATTGAGTGATCTTTTGGGGATGGCATATGCAGCAATTGCAACCATCATTCCTTCGACGAGATATTTAATAACGCGTTTAATTAATTCGGCGACGTCAAACATACGGGTGATTATACTAAATAAGGAGAAAAATAATTTCTGTACAATTACATTTATATGATTTTTCAATACTATAACAGAAAGTTGTATAAATCCTAAAATATCAAAACTTAATAAACAACTTAAACGTAATCTTGTATTCAATTGTATTATGAGTTCGTCTGAAATGAGCGACAGTGGCACTTTTGAAAAGAGGTTGAATCTTGATGGTTCATCAAATACAAAGTATGTTGATGTGCTTGATGAGGATAAACCAATTGCAAACCAGAAGTTTGCGTGTGTTTCATTTATTTCGCCCGATACGGTATTGAAGAAAAAGGAGATGTTCTTTTTTTCAAAGTTCTTGCAAAATTATGAACTTTCTAAAGGTATGGAAAAGTACCACCAGTTTCTTAACTTTGTTTCTTACAAATATAGCCTTTCAAATGAAGATTTGCTTGAAGATTTCAAGGAGTTTGCAAAGGATGAGATTGATACATTGAAGAAAAGTGGCTTGGAAGATGATTATAAGAACTTTCTGGATACAAAGGAAGATGACCTTCAAGATGAGTTCAATCGCGAATATAACTTCCAAACCTCTGTGAGGGGGTTGAAGTTCAGAGGGGCATTTCCTACACAGGAAGAGGCCGAGATGAGATGCAAGATGCTGCGAGAAGTTGATCCCAATCATGATGTTTTTGTTGGTCCGGTTGGTATATGGATGCCATGGGATCCAGATGCTTACAAGACTGGTCGTATCGAGTTTATGGAAGACGAGCTTAACCAGCTAATGCACGAGAAGAATAAGAACCAAGAAGTTGCAAAGGCACAGTTTGATAAGCGTTTGAAGGATACACGTAATGCAGCTATTCAAGATAATGTGGAGAAGGCTACTGCTAACAACACAACCCTTACCCAAGATATTGATGCGGATGGTAATCTGATTAATATTGGCAAGAACACTCAGGTTAATAGTCTTGCGAAGAATGATGTAGTTTCAGTTGCAGACATTCGTTCTGAGCTATTTGAGGGTGACAATATTGTTACTTCTATGGATACTGATAAAGGTCTTAGCCAGGTATTAAAATCAACTGAGACTGAGGATGAGGACGATAGGCTTAAACCAATGAAATAATTATAAAAATTAAATAATACAATAATGAATTAAACGATATATAGTAATATTATATATCGTTATGAGTAAACTTTTACTTTTTGATGTAGATGGTACTCTTGCAGAGTCTAGTCAAATGATCAATGAAAAAATGAGGGAGATGCTTATCTTAAAGAAAGAACAGGGTTATCATATTGGAATTGTTGGTGGAGGAAAAATTGATAAGGTATTAACTCAATTGAACGGAGTAGCTATGAATTATTATTTTACAGAATGTGGTTGTGTGCATCATGTTCTAAAAGATGGTAACACAATGTCTAACTGTATTTCTTTAGTAAATCAACTATCACTTAAGTATACAAAAAATCTACGAGATCATAATTTGTATCCTCATATAAATAAATTAGTGAAACAGTGTTTACATTTTCTATCAAAAGTAGACTATACGATTTCCGGACATTTTGTTGATTTAAGAGAAGGTATTATATATATTTCACTTATTGGAATGACTGCAACTCTTGAAGAAAGAGAGATGTTTAAAAAATTAGATCTCGAACACAAATATAGGGAGAAACTCATTAATATACTGAAACAAGACTTAATGGAAATGGATATCAAAGATAAAATATCTGTATACGAAGGAGGTCAGGTTGGCATCGCTATCTTTCCTCGAGAATATGATAAAGTGCAAGTGCTTTCAGAAATAACAGAAAAATATGAACAAATACATTATTTCGGAGACAAATATGAAGAAAACGGTAATGATAGTATTATTATAAATGATCCATCAGTAATTGGACATCCTGTTTCTAGTCCAGAATATACAATTGATATTTTATCAGATATGTAATTACCATTTTGCCTTTTTAACTGTAATTGTTTGTCCCGAACCCCTCTTTTTAACCTTTCCTGGATCATATTTCTCATCTTCATCATCAGACGGCAGATTTTTAGACATTTCCCAAAACTCTTTAGCTCCAAGACGGAAGTTATTATGTGCATCTGCTTTATACCAAAATACTTGTTCTGTGAGTTTGTTTGACTTTGAATTGTTATTTATTACAAGACATTCATAATTTTCTGTGCATTGATCCATTACCTGACAAAATGATTCAAAAGTTGGGAACATTCCGGCATAATTCTCATAAATGCGTTTACGATTTGCAATATATGGTTCACGTAAAATAAACACAAAGTCAATATTTGTTCTTAATGTAGGTGGGATACCTAACGGATATTGCATTGTAATGATTAACATTACTTTCCAGTGACGACCATTCATAAACAGTAGTCTCATTAGTTTATCTCTTGCCCACGATGCATCATATAAACAATCATCTAGAATAACGAACGTTCTTGGATCAATGGTTGGTCTCTTTTTTGTTTCTAATTCTTTTTTTATTTGTTTTAGAACGGTTTTTTGACGTATAAGTAGTTTTTGTATTATATCTGAAGTGTATTCAGTATGTATAAACAATTTAGGCACAAGATTACTATAGAAACCATTTCCTTCTTCTGTTCCAGAAACAACAACCCCTACTGGAAGATCTTGATGATAATATAATAGATCTCTACACAAGAAACTTTTACCCGTATCTCTTCGCCCGATTAAAACACAAACAGGTCCTTTTGATTCATCAGCTTTAAAACTAATTGATCTCATATTAAATTTTTGCAATTCAAGTGACATCTACTTATACAAATGATTATTTATCTTCTAGTATAGTTAAACAATCATTATAAACATATTTTAACGCGAAACACAAACAGTGAAATAAATAATATACTAAATGAGTTAAAACATTTAGATATTAATGTAGGTAGTTGATAATGAAGGAGAGTAGAGGTATTATATCTTATACAAAAAGGAAGAACAACCAATTATTCAACGACCTTAAGAATAAAGAGGTAATGGATATGGAACATGTTCAGAATTATATACCCATATACGACCGTTTTTTTAAGTTTACTGAAACAAATTATGAAAACGTAATACTGGATACATCATTTATTATACAAACACTTTTGTCAAAAGATGAAACCCCCAATACATATACGTGTTTAGTTGAGACCAACACTAACTGTTCTAACCAAGAAGTTAAGACTGAAAAAAGATCTGTTTTTTGCAAACTAGCACCTCTTATAGATCCATATAAGTTTATGATTGGAAAAATGGCCAATAATGAAACTATATTTAATCTTCCAAAATTAATTGATAATGAGGTAACTTATTCAAATCTTACAGATGTAAACAACAGTGCATACACCGATGGAATGTTTGTATACTTTTCCAATCTATTAAACACACAGTTTGGGTTTGTACATGGTGTATTATATTATGGAAGTTATCTTGGTATCAAACGTGATTTTAGAATAAATATTTATGATGATATCGAGTATTTAGCAAACTCTACCTTTTTTAAAAAGCATAAGAACGTAGATTTTGAGGTAGAAGATTATTCATTTATTTTAACACAGATTGAACAAGAAAATGGTTCTTGTAAAAATAGACCTCATATTAAAATTAACAAACTAGAAGAGAAAGTTGATAATAAAGAAAACACAAAAGAAAGAAGTTTATCTATATGTTCAGTTCAAAGTATTGATAACAAGGTATTTGACGGGGTGTTTAATGAAACTGATAATTCTATCGAAAGCGTTGCTATCACACTTGAAGATTTGTCTAATGCAAGTTTAAATATAGAAGACTTTTCGACTTCACGTAAAGAAGACGATACACTTGAATTAACCAACTCATCGTCTGTATCATCTGGTTCTACTTGTTCTTCTAGAGTATCATTCACAAGTGGATCTGATAATAGTAATTGCAGTAGTCCTTCTCAAGATGGAGATAGTGAAGTTTCTAGCGATATATCAGACGATGAAACAGGTGAAAGTGAAGAAGAAGTGTATGCAACACTCCCAAGGTTTCCAGTTGAAGCAATTTTTATGGAAAAAATGGAGTATACATTGGATAGCTTAATTGTTGAAAACGATCTGAGCGACGATGAATGGTTTTCTATTTTAATGCAGGTAATTATGATACTGATTACATACCAAAAGGTATATTCTTTTACACATAATGATCTTCATACAAATAATATTATGTTTGTTGACACCGATAGAAAATACTTATACTACAGGTATAACAAACGTGTCTACAAAGTACCTACATTTGGCAGAATAGCAAAAATCATTGATTTTGGACGGGCTATCTATAAATACGACGGACTAGTTATGTGCAGCGATAGTTTTAAACCTGGAAATGATGCATCGACCCAATATAATACAGAGCCTTACTTCAATGAAGATAAACCCAGACTTGAGCCAAACATGAGCTTTGATTTGTGTAGATTAGCCACCTCTATATATGATGAACTGATTGATGACGATGATGATATTATTGCCAACCCTGTTGCAACTTTAATTAATGAATGGTGTAAAGACGACGACGGTAGAAATGTTTTGTATAAACAAAATGGCGACGAAAGGTATCCAGCGTTTAAATTATATAAGATGATTTCACGCATTGTTCATGCACATACACCAGATGCTCAATTATCTAGACCAGAGTTTTCAAAATACGGAATAAGTGGTAAGGAGATTTCTACAAAAATGAGATCAAGAATTATGGACATTGATAAACTTCCAGTCCTTTCAACCAAGTAAAAAAATACACATTAAATAAAAATACACATTTGTGCATTTTTATTTACAAATAAAACATTCTTACTTTTTTTTATAGTTGTAGGAGTGCATGTATTTGTCGTAATGGATTGAAACTCT